ACGGGAGCCGGTAAGCTGAGATGTTATACCAAGGGACTTGACCGAGGGAGCGTGGGATGCTTGGGCTGGTCCGACATCAAAGGAGATCTTAGAGAAGCGTTGTTTATCCCCAGGCATTAGGTGAGCCAAGACGGGCATCTCGTGGATCAACCTAAGGGTGAACGTAGAGAAGTCATCAGCGCGGTTCTTGGATGCCGAGACAACAAGGATGTTCTTTTGTGGATCTAGGAGGAGCTGATGGACAACAAAGGCTGAACAGATCCATGACTTACCGACACCTCGGAACCCTTGGATAACACCACGGCGTGGACCGTTTTGCATCCACTCGGCTATCTCGTATTGGATAGGTGTGGGTGCGGGTAGCGCAAGGTGGTTCCATGTCATCCAAAGGAAGTTACGGAAGTCCTTAAGCTGTGGTGGAAGATCACTCATTCATTAACAACCTTATCAGTCGGATCTTCGAATGGAAGTAAATTTACAAGTGCTTCCAAGGGTGAGTCCTTAGTGATGCTGGCTGTGATGTTATTGTCCTTAAGTAACTGACGTGCAGCGTTTAACAAGGCAGGAGCAGGTTCGCCATTCTTGATTTGATCAATGAACGTGTCGATGAGAAGGTCTTGTAGACCCTCCATCTTTATGCTTCGTTTTTCGTCGCTCATTTTTATTTCTGTTTATTCTTTAAGAGGTGTCGTATCTTTATTAACATATAGATCAACGTGGAGAGTCCTACCGCAATAGCCACAGTGGTGTTAACTTGTTCGAGTGTTATATTTGCAATCAATCCGGTGATACCTACTAAGGGTGTATTGACTGAGGAGTTCATATCTTGTGTTAGCTAAGGGTGCTTCCGAAGACAACGAAGTTAATACTTAAGTTCGCCGCATCATTGTGGAACGACTCCATTGTAAAGGATGATGTTGCTTTAGCAGTTATGCTTACTTTTTCATTATCACCTACTGTGGTCGAGGTCTGCATTGTTGCTACGACAACATAATTCGTGTTCGTGAATGGGACTGCAAAAGTGACTGTGCGTTTATCGTCTGATGGCTCTGAAACCGAGGCTACGTTAAAAGAGCCGCTTGCAATCGTTGGAGTGCTTTCGTCATAACTAACTACCCCATAACATCTTGGAGAGAATGGACTATACCTAAGAACGTCAGGTGTTATTGGGCTTGACGCTGCTTCCGTCTCTACGGCTGCTTTAACAGCGTCCGCGTTTGCGTTTGAGATCTCGGTGTAACCAATACTATTGTCAGCTATCTGTGCGCTTGTGACTTGGTTAGCTCCGATCTTCGCTGATGTTACACAGTTAGCTGCAAGTTCATCTGATCCTACTGTTCCATTCTGAATCTTCGCGGCGTTAACAGCACCGGCTGCAATCTTTGCGTTAGTGACTGCGCTGTTGAGTATGCGTGATTCAGTTACAGCGTTTGCGCCTATCTTTGTTGCGGTCACGGCTCCGGTCTCAAGCATATTTTCTGTAACAGCTTGAACTCCTGCGCCTGTTAAAGCGGCATCCTCGGTCATCTCCTGTGCGGCAAATAGACCTTGCTTATAGGCGGTATCGAGATCTCCTTCGCTTAAGACGGCACCTGACTTGAAGTCAATCGAGGGAAGAATGGAGGTTGTCCGATAGATTCTTATGTCGCTCGTTGGGTAGATGTCAGGGTGGTTTGGTAGGTTTGTCCAAGATGACGCTGTGCAGGTAACCGTCTTAGTATCAATGTCTAAGGTGTAATCAGTGTCTAGTGTTAACACGACTTGAGCGCCGTTTGAGGCAACAGAGATAACTGTAATGTCACCCGCGCTTAACACATCAAAACCATAGGTAATGGCTTGAGAGGTGGTAGCGTCGGTCTGGTAGAAGGATAATCCACTTGTGGTAGGCATGGTGTTTTATAAGGTTGGGATAGGGTTTCTAAGTTCTTCAGAAACAGATTTTTGTAGCTTTCGTTGATTAGTGTTAATGTCTTTAACGCGTTGAATAAGCTCGGGAAACTCTGCGCTCATCTCACGTTTCGCCTTACGCCTATAAGCGCCAAGAACTCTGTTAATCTCTTTAATACGAGGGTCTTTAGAGACCAGTTCAGCTTGTCCTCCGGCTTCTTTGACCGTCTTGGTAACAGCTTTAAACTGCCTTGAATTGACTAAACCTTTTAGCGCGTCACGCAAAGTGCGTCCGTTTATAGTTGTTGTAGATGTTAATTCAAGAAACCTGTCGTAGGCTTGTCGTCCTTCAGCGTTATAGAAGGTCTGCATGTCCGTTTCTTTGTTTCCAATAAAGTTTGGCGAAGGCATATCAAACCCGTGAACTAGCTCTTGTAAGGTCTTATCTACGCTGTCGTTCTTTTTACTTGATATGTAGATAGGATTCATAACACCAAGAAGTCCTAGTGGGTTTTGTTTATAAATAGCCTCACCTAAGAATGTCCTTTTGGGTGGTATCTTTTCATCAGCAATAGGAAGTTTACGTAACACCGCATCTAATACGCTGCGTGATTCACGGATCATTACTTCACTTTCACCCATGTCTTTAAATTGGTTAACTGACATAGGCACCGCCATACCACTAACAATATCCCGACCGATCTTAGGACCGTAGATGTCAGGCTGTTGGAGAGCATTCAAGACGTTGTTTAGACCGCGAAGGAAAGACTTATCTGTTATATTTTCAGCCATTCCAAAAGCGAGCGCCATAAACGACTCTTGGCTTCCTTGCTCTAACTTTGGGTTCATTGACATATGTTCAGCGAAGTCAGCGGCAATTCCAATCATCGTCGCAAATGGATCAAGCCTTTGATAACTTACATATGTTGGGTTATCTTCATCTCCGATAATAAATGAGTTTGGTTGCCACCCAGTCGCTTTAAGTGCTTTTAACTCAGCAGGATTACGTGGACCACTTCCGGTGATCTTATCTTTGTTTAAGTAAGCGTAATAAAGAAGAGCGGCGCTTCCTGCTGTAGCTGTAGCCATGCGCCCACTGTATTCAGCTTTCTGCATTGGACTCATTGTTCCTGCCATTTCAGCACGTCGCTGCGCTGCGCGTTTAGACAGCATTGGCGCAATCTGTTCGTAAGCAGCACCAAACATTGTTCTCTTTAATCCAAACGACAAAATCTGTGCGGGTGTATTAACAAACGGAAGGATTAATGTTAATGGAGGAAATTTCTCCCTCGCTCTGTTTACAAGGCTAACGAACTCACCTTGATTAGGATCAGTAAAGGTTACTTCTCGGGTGTATTGTTTGGTCTCTTCCAGAAGCTTTAGCGCGTCTTGATCTCGCAAGAATTGATCTTTATTCTCTAATGTTAATCTCCGTAGTTCATTGGGTATCAACATCGGGTTGTCTATCGCCTCACCAGCGCGTTCTCCTTTAAGAACGTTTTCACGTGCTTGTTTTGCGAGCTTAGACATTATTGCGCTTTCGCTATACATCGCTCCATCTTCCAAGAACGACTTTTCCATTGTCTGTTTAATCCAAGCTTCTTTGGCTTCAACTGGTTTGTTAATCCATTTTGGATCGGTGTAAACGTGGTTGGCCAGTCTTTCGCGTAGGTTAGATAAACCGGCTGCTGCTTTGTTCATGGAATCACCACCAGCGTTCAACGCAAAAGGAAGGTTAAACCAAGTGTTAACCCATCCCATCGCTTTACCTGAGGTGCTGTCCTTGTTCATTCCATAAAGCTCGGGGTCGAGCGCGTCAATGTTAGGTCTCCCATTTGCCTCGGTAAACGGCGAAGGACCACCTGTAACAACATCTGATTTTGTCCGTGTTGCTTTAGACCCTGCTTTAATAACCATGCGGAAGTCCTCGGCTTGTTGGTGAAACTTTAGTGCTTCTTTAAAGACTTGCATTTGAGCCTCGTCTCCTCTCAGCGCGCCAACCCCTGCCCCTACGATGCGTTCCATCTTGGTTAAGAATCTCACTGCCAATGGCATAGACACGTTCAGTGTAGTGGTGGCAGGTCCAGATAGAAGGTTACGTTGGAACAGTCTAATACCAAAATTCGTAAACTTATCAAACCGACTCATCTGCGACATTTCATTAATCTTGACAAACGCGTCCAAAGGACTTTCTCCATCAGCCGCAAACATCATGCGTTTCATAAAGGTGTCGAATCCTTTCTCCATGTCGCCAGGTCTAGATTTTAACCATGAGTTAACAGCCTTTTTAGTCGTGAAACCGCGTCCAGTGCTGTTAATGGCTTCGGTTCTGCGCTTCACATACGCGCTTTTTTGCTTTCGAAGTTCTTGTAAACGTGTTTTAGCGGGAGTCTTAAGAAGACGGTTACGGGCTTTTTGAGCGTTACTGAGTTCCACAAACTGTTGGTCTGTTAACTTCGAAAGAGACTGCACCTCTTCAATGACTTGTTGGATGTCGTTCTCTTCGCGGATCATCCGTTTAGCCGAATCAATCCTAACAAGTATATCCTCCATTTCTGGATCAGCTTTGATTTCATCGGGAAGTGGTTTTCCTTTAGCTGGCTCATCTCCTTTCAATAGTTTGTTACGGAGTCCATCCAAGGTTTCCTGTGCGCTGGCAATCTTAACTTTCCGATCTGCTTTAGATTTAACAATCTTTCGAAGTTCAGCAACCGTAGTTGTTGTGGTTTTCTTTGCTTCAGATGCACGTTGTCTCTCAAGCTCTTTCGTTTTAACGCGAGCTTTATAATCTTTAGCGTCCATCGTATCAACGTAATACTCCTCTTCACGCAAGGTAATGATGTCTTGTTCGTCTTTAAAGGCTTGGTCGTGATACTTAATTTTCTCTTCTAACGAACGAACCTCCTTATCCAGCTTGTGTGTATCAGCATCATCATCTTTAGGTGCCTTTGCTTCTCCTTTTATTTCATCTGGATCTTTACCAGAAAGCCCTGCTGATTTTTTACGTTTAAGTTCTAGTTGCTTCTCTAGAGTAGCCTTACGTTTTTCAAGACGTTCTTTTTCGTTTAAACGCTTACGGTTGATTTCTTTTTGTTTAACTTTAGTTCCGTTACCAGAGGAAGGGTCAAGGACTTGGTCAGCTTCATTTAATATCTCGTCCACCGTCTCATCCATGTCTTGCAGATTTATCTCTGCAACCGCATCTGCAAGGTCGTCATCGTCAGCAATGACCTGTGCCATAGATACATCATAGTCTTCGGTTTGTTTTGTAGCTGCGCTTTTGATTCCAAGATTCTGCTGCATGGCTTGTACAAACCCAGTCTTACGATCTAGTAATCCTTTAGAGAATTCGGTTCCATAGTTAGCTTGAACAGCAGTAAAGTATTTCAACCTACGTTGTTCTTGTGTAGCAAGGATCTTTATACGGTCGAGTTTTACCTGAGACGCTCCGCTCGCTTTTAGTTTGTCCCACTGTGCGCCAAGTGTTGTTAATTGATCGACTGAGGCTTGCATACCAAACAACGCAACTTGTTGTCCGGCACGTGCCTCCTTCATCGCTGCCAGCTTTGAATCGTCGTCCAGAAGACCGCCTTTAATAGCTTTATCAATTCCATCCGCGTTCATTCCGCTTGCCCGTAGAATCGTCATCATTTCGGCTGCTCGTTTTTCCGGACTTGCAACGTCCTTTGCGGCTAACTCAGGAACAAACCGTTTAAAGATGTCGTCCATCTCTGCTTTTGTTTGGGAACCTAAGATGGCTTCCGTAATACGGGCGTTCGCCATTATGGCTTGCTCACCACTTACACGTTCAAATTCATCTGGTAAATCGGTTTCAAAAGGATCTACAGTTCCCTCAGGCTCTACTTGTCCGGGCTTTGGTCCGGCAATCAGTTTATCAACATCAACATCCTCAAGTTCTTTTTCGACTTTTTTAGACATCGCCTGTCCTTCGGAAGTTTCTGTTCCGCTTTTTACAAGCGCCTCATCGTGATCGTCTTTAGCTTGTTTTAGTTTTTGGGCAGCTTCGGGTGTTCCATCAAAGTTCTTGAGAGACTTTAACAATTTAGCGCCGGTCCACACTAAGCCTCCAACAGCGCCTCCGATGGCTCCTCCTTCAATAACATTCTTGATCCGACCCTCAAACTCGGAGTCTTCTTGGTTAGACTTCAAGTATTCTGTTACCGGGTAAAGAAGATCCGTATGTTCCGACAGTAAGTCACTTAAACGCGCTTCATGTCCGTCAAAGGCGACGAAGTCAGCTATGGCTCCTGTTGATATTCCTTTAATTGTTTTAGCTGTTTTGCTAGTGAATTTAAGAGCGGTGGCAGCTTTACCTGCTTTACTTAACAAGCCCACGGCGAATCCACCTGGAATCAATCCAGAAGCAAACTGTGTAATACCTTCAGCAAGTCCTCCAGCAATTCCCGTCGGTCTTCCGAAGGCTCGTTTGTTATAGAACTCTTCGTCCATGTCAAACATGTCGCCAAGTACCATATCTGCGACACCTACCAGAGACCTGCCAAATCCTTCAAACCCTGATGCAACGCCGACTGCGACATCCTCAAGAATACCAGGATCGTCTTGTTCAGTGTCACCGGGAATGTCTAAGTGTTCGTAGTCAGGGTCAGTTAGTGAAGCCCGCATTGTGAGGTCGGGCGACGACATTGATGTGAAAGAATTAACCGTCTTTGGAAATATATTCATATGGTAAAATTATTTATTGTTATCTTCTTTTTCGGGAAGTCCGAAGCCTATCTTACGCGCTAGTTCTACTTGATCAGTTCGGAATTGATTCCGCTCTTCCTCGCTCCCACCGGGAAAATACATATTAAACAATTCGTCTAATTTATCGAACACGTTGTAAGCTCCTTCCCGTGCTGCATAGTAACTATAGATGTGCGTCTTAGGCGTTTCTTTTCTTTCGTAAAGTGGACGAAGTTTATCTCCGGTTTCTGACTGTCCTTCTGGATTTAAATTAAGAGGGTAAGCTGGGATGGATTTAGAGGGGCTATAGGCTCCGGCGGTAAATCCTTCGTATCTAATTGTTGCGCCGTCTCGGTGGACGGACATAGGTAACCCAATGTATTGGTTACGAGCTACGACATCTGCGTTGTGTTCTTCTTCTTCTACAAAGTTCTTATTTTTAGCAAACACGGCGCTTTTGTATGCTTCTTTCTGATAATAATTATTTGATGTAGTTTTACGATAGACTTGCTCAATTAATTTTTGACGTTGGTCATAATCTGGGTTGCTATTTAACATCGCTTGTCGAAAGCTTTCATCGGACATAGTTTTGTTAAATCGGTCTAAAGATTGCACGGCTGTTTCATCAGGAAGAGTTGGAACAATCCGTCCGTTCTCGTTAAGGAGATCCGTATCTTGCTGCTGTTGTTCCAAGGCTTTCGCAACTTTTGCGGCGGCTCTTTCCGGTGAATCTAATACCGTTACCTTTGCGTCACGCTGTAGATCACTTAGGTTCTCGCCACCCCTAAACTCATTAGCGCGTCGCCGTAACTCAGCCAAGGAATCATCAGATATTTTCCCCGCTTCTTCTGTGTAGTATTTTTCTACTAGATCACGGTAATACGATTTTATTCCTACTGTTTCCCCTTGTTCGTTCATAAGGTCAAACACGCGGGGTTTCTTGTAACCTCGTTTTACAAACTCTTTAATAACATCTCGTTCGGCTCGGGCGTTTGCGTCTTGCCAAGCTTCTAAAGGAGCCGCATAAAGGATCTTGTTCCATGAGTCCTTGGCCGTGGCCCCCCAGTCGTCTTCTTTCGTGACTTTCAATCCTGATACATCTTTTCCAAGTTGCTCCCATTTTGCAACAATAGCGTCTGGATCTGTATATTGACGTTTGAGATCAACCGCTCCAAGACCTTCAAAGATGGGACTCCTGTTGTTAATCAAGGCGTAGAAATCAACATTGTCGTCATTGATGTCAAACCTAGAAATTAACTCCTTCACCCGTGACGCTTCGGTAATAATTTCGTCGCGCTCCTTTTCTCCAATCTGAGAATTTCTGTAAAGCTTGTATGCGGCGACTATTTCTTTTGACAACGCTTCATCTGCTTTGTCTGTCGTGAACTCCCCATCTTCCGTTTGAACTAAGATGTTAGCGATGTTGATTTTATGCTTATCAGCAAGGTCATCTCCTAAGGGGTCATCCGCGTATTCCCTACGCCGTTCTTCCGTGTCGATTAGTCGCTGTAGTTTTGAGATGTAGTCGTTAGTGTATCGTTTACCATTTAATAACAACTTTCCCTCTTTTACTTGCTCCAAGAACGTGTCGATAGTGTTTAGGTTTTCTTGGATGTTAGCTCCAAGGTTATCGAGTGACCTCTCTTCAATTTTCTTTCTCCATGTTGTAGAAGTGTGGTTTTTTATAATTCCTTTTTGAATTGAGTTAAGACCATCAGTGTATTTCGCATTGTCTATCGCATTAAGCTGTTTAGCTTTATCAGTCCTCTCTTTTGTTATAGTGTTGACAGAGAGTTCTGTTTCCTGTTTTGGAGTCAGCTTAACTGGTTTGGTGTCTTTTGTTATCGCTCCGTCTTCGCCGTCGTTAATGTAGGAACCATCTCCTTTAGGTTGAAGCCGTCCTTCGCTAACAAGTTTAAACACACCTTCGGGGGTCGTCTTGCTTGAAGCCTTTTCAATTTTAATTGGCACGTTTTCCAAGTTAAAAATCTTACCTGTTTCATCTACCAGTGAGACCTGAGAAAGAACGCTCTCTTTACCTAATTGTGCGGGATTACCAGCGACGCTTACGTAATCAGCACTTCCGCTCATAAATTGTTCTAGAGAGTTTAAGTCGCTGTCTGCTTCCTTTTGGATTGTCTCAAGCCCTGCTGAACGAATCCTTGGACCACTCTGAGGCACTCTCGGTAATTTAGGTTTCTCTTCGTTAACAATAGGATCTTTCGGCTCCACTTGAAAGGGATCATCGGACGGAAGAAGTGTTCCCCCTGCTCCTTCAATATAAGCCACACCCGGCACCGGATCGCCCGGAAGACTCGGTATTTCTCCGTCATCGTTAACCTCAAGAGCAGGTTGATCATCCGCCGTGAAAACATTAGAATCATCCCTTAAAAGTATGTTATCAATCGCAGATGCTTCGGTAAATTTATGTTGTTTTTCAATTAAGGTAGCATGGGTTTTACCAGCGAGTCCCGGAATTCTACGTAACATCTCATTGTGTAACGCTTTTTGGTGAGAGGAATTCGCGACCATTGCATCTACTTCACCTGGTATCACGTCGTTGTAACGCTTCTCAAGCTCTGCGATTGGGTCTTCAGAGTTTAAGATTTTGTTCATCTCTGATGGAGAAGCGTTTGATAACTCAGCCTCTAAGGTCTGTAACTTTGGAATGACCTCCGTCTTTAACACCTGACGATACAGTTCTTCATCAACGGCCTCTTTTTGAAACAAGTCATAGATAAAACTTTTTGCTGATTCGTCGCCGCCTTCGGCTCGTTTCTTTAGCTCCTCTTTAATCTCCATAGGGGACATCCCTTGGACTTTCTCGATCCCCGCTTGTTGTTGAATGTTTTTAAATTGACCAGCAAGTTGAGGGAACTGATTTAACGCTTTCGATAATTGGGTAAACGAGTTCTCCTTGGGAGTTTCTTGTGTTACTACGTTATATTGACCGCCACGGCTGATTGTTGATCGCAGTGAGACTTGACCAAGATTAACATCAACTTTCTCCCGTGTGTCCTGAGAGAGTGCTTTTTTAAGATCTTCTGTTGTCATTTAAAATTGTTATTTAGCTGGAAACACCTGAGCGGTTTGCATTGCGGTTTGCATTCCTTGTAACCCTGATTCCAATAGGCTGGCTTGTTTAATTGGCTGGTTGATTCTAAGCTGGTTCATTCGTGAGCGTATGGCTCCTTCCTCTAATTCTAATCCAGTCTGTTGTGCTTGCATCTTCTGCTGTTGTTTTTCAGAGAACGCATACCGTGCTTGTTTAGCTGTTAACGAATCGGTCAACCTCTCTAAGGACATACCAGCAATGCCTGACTCCGTAAGAGCAATTAGACGCGCACGTGATTTTGCCTCCATTGTCTGAACTTGCGCGGCTTCGGTGCGTTGTGACCGGGCGGTGTTCTCCTGAGCTTCTCTAAGTCGTATTGCCGTGTTAGCACGTTGCGCTCTAACTTGTTCAGCAGCAGAGGCTTGCGCTTGAGCTTGTTCTTGGGCGCTTGCCGCAGCCTGTTGCCCAGCATAGGATGATACAGCACTAGCTATACCCATCGAGATAGGTTCACACATAATTGTTATTTAGATAAAGAGGGATTGATTTGGAATGAAAGGAATTCGGTGGAGTCATCTTCGGAGAACTCAGCACCACACCACTTAAGCCATCGAATAGCTGTGGTGTTTTGGACGTGGACGTGGTTGACACATGGTAGTTTGTAGTGGTTAACAATAAAGGAAAGCCAAGCTTTACTAGCTTTAGCAAACTCAAAGCCCGCAACTTGAAGCAGCCTATCGGTCATTAACAACCAGATGTAGTTAGTGTTATCCTTGATAAGCTCACCGATCCCAAAGCAAGCTAAGGGAGCGTGGTCGTCTTTGGCGCATATGGTCCACGTGTGGTAGTCTTGCTTTAACCCTAAGGATAAAGCAGCGGATGGCGCAGACCCACTGTTTAACAAACATTCCAGCTTGTCGATGTGGCGCATGTTGATGCCTACCTCTTCACAGTCAGATTTACGGGCTGACCTAAGGTAGACGTTATTATATTCTAGTTGAACGGGTGTGGACGTTGGCTTCGAATTCACAGGCTTGGAAGTTAGATGCAAATGCACTTGAGTTAACAATCTTAATAAGCGAATCCTTGGCTTGTGTAAAGATCGAGAATCGCAACTTACCGTCTTGTGAAAGCAGGGTGTCCGTCGAGGTGATGTTAATGACGTTAGGACTGTAGGTAAAGATACGCTTATCCCTAGCAACTGGTGTTACCTCAACTTGGAAATCCACAGCGTCCGTAAAGAACAAGGTGCCATTTCTAAGGATCATGCGGGCAAGACCCGAGGACACTGGTGGGTTACCTTGTTTGAACACAGGTTCACTGAAGGTGTATTCTAGGTTGTATCGAATACCGCTGAAGCACGTCCGGTTGTAGGACTGGATGCTTGCTTGGGTGCCGTTGACAAAGTTAACAGTTACCCGGTTACCGTGGCTGTCATACACCTCAACAACATCATCAGGACCGGGAGTGAACCCAAGGTCGATCAAGGTGGCGGTAGGTGTAGAGGCTGGGTTACCAACAAAGG